GCCTGGCGTGCGCAGGAACGATCCCGTTCAGTCTCAATACCTTCGATAAGCACCTTCCCGGCGAGCCGAAAACAGCGGGAAACCAGTTCCCCCAGCGCAGGGGTGGCGCGCATACGCCAGAAGGTTTCTTTGTCGATTTTTATGCCGCTGAGTGGCAGTGGCCAGGATAAGAAGGGCTGGACAACGCTGTCATCAACGTCATCCAGCCAGATGCGGTGACCCTTTATGGTCAGCTGCTTCAGGCGCTGGGCCAAGACTTGCCGCTGTGTATCGGAGAGTGCGAAAAAGTCGACAGGGTCGACAATCTCTATATTCAGCGGCGGGCTTCGCAGTTGCAGCAGACGCTGAAAAAGTTCTGGCACCATGAGTACGGTTATCGGCAGATTGATGAAAATATTGTTACAGGCGACCGCGTTTTTTAGCACACGAAGCTGCACTTCCAGCAGCATAAGCGACTGTTCTGCCGATTGTTCGCGGAAAAAATCTTCACTTTGCAGCGTGGGTGACAGAACGCTGAGCACCTCAACGCCGATCCTGTGCGAAGAGGCGAGGGCAACGATGGGCTCAAGTTTGATACCGGTGATATCATGAGAAATGTGCTTTAGCCGGGGAGGCGTATAGGTCAGGTTTTGCGCTGTCACTCCATTGTCCTGTTGTCTGTCAGCCTCCAGGCGGCCGGGATACCTTGCACCAGTGTGACGAGGTGGCCTACAGGAAAACAGCAGGCGTTACTTAAAAGCAGCTAAGCCTTTTCGCAGCGGTAAATTCTACGTGGGATGTAGTGAAAATGTTGAAAAAACAGCCGTATTTACAATCAGCTAGCCGTTATCGATACAGATCGGGGAAAAGGCATTGACTCACCTGCCATTGACCGTATAATTCCACGCGTTTCACCACCGCGAAGTTCACGCTTCTCCGTGCGCCCTTAGCTCAGTTGGATAGAGCAACGGCCTTCTAAGCCGTAGGTCGTAGGTTCGAATCCTACAGGGCGTGCCATTTAGAAACAGGCACTTACGCCAGTTTCAAACCAGCCTGATTTTCTCCTTGTGTCGTATTTGTGTCATGGTTGCCAAAAATGGCATCTATTTTCCGTGCGTGTTCGCTTAAATGGTTCGGTGCCAGGTGAGCATAACGACGGACCATTTCGATCGACTCCCAGCCGCCCATTTCCTGCAGTACGGACAGCGGCACGCCGGACTGAATTAGCCAGCTCGCCCAGGTATGCCGGAGGTCGTGAAAACGGAAATCCTCTATACCCGCTTTTGCGAGGCCAATTCGCCAGGCACTGTTATCGTCCACGCGCATTTTCCTGACCGCCGGAGTGACAGTTTTATCCGGGCGCGTCGATGGTTTCGTGTGAACGAATACCCACCTGGAACTTTTCCCGATTTGATCCCTTAACACCCTGCATGCGGTATCATTCAGAGCCACGCCGATAGCCTTGCCCGCCTTCGCGTTCTCCGGATTTACCCATGCAACCTTTCTCTGCATATCGACCTGCTGCCACTCCAGATCAATGATGTTGGATCGGCGCAGGCCGGTTGCCAGTGCAAATATCACCACTGGCTTTATCGACTCCGGCATGCAGGCGATAAGCCGTTCTGCCTCTTCTCTGGTCAGCCAGCGGATACGTTTACTGATTGGCTTTTTGGTCTTAATGACAGGGGCCGTCTTTATCCACCCCCAGTCATTGGCTGCGGTTTTCAGCAGAGATCGCATAAAAGACAGGTGCTGGCTCTTTGTGGCCTGGCTTACCGGCTTTTCAGTATATGGCGGCGGCTCCTTTCCCCGGCGTAAAGCCGCGTCACGGCGCGATTCCCACACCTGAATATGCTTGCGGTTGACCATCTTCGAAACTGCTTCGTTTACCTGATCCGCCGTGATGGTCGAAATATCCCGCCCGGAGAAATGCCGCAGGAAATATTCGATTTTGGTCTTATCGTCATCGAGGGACCGCTTATGTTCCTTCTCGCGGATCCACCTAATGCAACACTCCTCAAACGTCCTTGTCGGCAGTTCCCCGATTTTATCCACCCGCCATGCTTCAGCCTTCAGCTTGTCGTGCAGCTCCTGCGCTTGTTTCTTGTCCCCCGTGCCAAGAGATCGTCTAATTCTTTTCCCTGACGGCGTAACGAAATGACAGTGCCAGACGCCGCCTCTGAGGGTGATTGACATAAAATTTCTCCTTTATGTTCACCCGCGCTCGCGGAAACAGGATCGCGCGGGTCATGTAAATACGCAATACAGGCGACGTCGGTCGTGCGGTATTTGTTCCCGATCTTCTTCCCGGCGAGTTGGCCTGAGTCGATGAGCCGATAGACAGTCCTTGGTGAGACCTTCAGGAGTTTTGCCGCCTTTTGCGCAGTGAGTGGCTCTGCTGTAACCATCTCCCCTCCTATAACATCGTTTTATAAAACTGCGGGCCGTCTGGTGTGGCCGCGCGTAATTCGTTTTCCGCGTGCACTGAATAATTGCCGTCATCCCAACGCACCCAGGCCTTAGGGTGATCGCCTTCCGGCTCCAGTTGGCTATCCACCACGCCATTAATTCCGCCTGTCTTCTTCTGGACTAATGCGCCCACATTAAAAGCAGCCATTGCACACCTTCCGGTTCGTGAAGAAATGAGATGAGAGCGCCCAGCGCCATAAGTGCGGCGATGAGCCAGGTAATGGGGTTTGATTGCATGGTGAACTCCCAAAAAGAATGCCCTCACAGTGGAGGGCAAAATGGGGGATAACGGAGCAGTGCTTTCGCACCCAATAGCCAGCTCATAACTGGCTATCAGTTGCGTGAGTTAGATTTGCGATCGGTTATTCCGCTTCACTGCGAAGTTTCCGGTCAGCGCGCTGCTGATTGGGCCGCCGTTTTTCAGGTCTGAAACGATGATATCGACGGTCAGCCCTTCGCTTGCCATTTCGTTATCAATTGGCTCATTGTCCTCTAGCGCGTCACGGAAAGACGCGGCGACAATCTTCCCACCCATAAACGACATGCCAGCGCTAACAGGCGGCTCTTTACCGTCCTCATACTCAAAGACGAACGTCATTTTTCCCATATTCTCTCCTCATGCCGCACGCTGGGCGCGCAGCGTAAAATCACTTCCGCCAGGCGAATGCAATCGGATCTGGCGTAATCCACAGGTGACGCATGTTCGCCACGTTCACCACATCAGAATCCCGCGGGTAAATCTCCACGGCATCACGATCCCCATAGCCAACAGCTGACTTTATCTCCTGCAACGCATCCCAGCTGATGCCATCCTTCCACCGGCCAGAGCTGCCAATGCTGGTGGTGTTCACCGTCAGGCGGATGACGCCGCCGTCTTCCTTAAACTCCTGAACCAGAAAGTAAGCGTTAGCCCAAACGTTTCTCCGTTTTGGGTCATGGCATCGTGCCGGCCACTGCGATTCCGGTACCGGCTTGAGTATTCCGATCACGTCTCATGCTCCTTAATTTTTTAATGTGCTCACTCGCCTCGAGTTCGGCGCGTATTTGTGCCGCCTCACGGTGATCGAGGTGCTCAAAGTAGTTATTAAAGTGGTCGATTGAAGCGGTGTTGATCCGGCCCTGTCGCCAGTAGCGGACTATCTGTGATGTGCAGCTGTGGATGATGACGGGCCAACCGTGCTGGTCAGCGTAAATCTGACCCCGCTGAATTAGCTGGAACATTGGCTGACTCCTGACTGCGTTTTAGCTCCTCGCGGTATGCAGCAACCTCTTTAGCCTTTCTTTTCTGCCGCGGTGAAGGTTTCGCATGTTCCCATACAAAAGGCCAATTGCTTCCCCATACCAACCAGCGTCTATTGCTGATTCGATATGTGTTATTGATGTGAGCGCCAATCAGCCGACGGGCTTTTCTGTTATTCATGACAGCCCCTCTGCTTATTCTTTAGCTCGATAACGGATTGGCAATCCGCGCACGTCTGGCAGCCGGGAACGGCAGCGCGCCGCGGCTCTGGGATATCCTCGCCGCATTCTTCACAACGCTCAGCTGATACAGCGTTGCGGTTTACTCGGTGAGCGGAAAGGGCAGCGTTACGCTGAAGCTCTTCAATCTCTGCTGCTGTATCGATGATGTCTGCCATGGTCAATTCTCCCGGAACTGTCGGTTAATTCGGTTGAAGGTGAACGCCAGCAATAAAAAGGGAGCCTTAAGCTCCCGGGTGATTAGTGCTTTCACGCTGCACCGCCAGCGTGCCGCAGCCAGATGCAGACCGCGCCATCTTCTGTGTCGTGAATTGAACCGACAAACCAACCATCGCCGGCAGGTGATTCTGGCTGCCAAGCAGAAATGTCATAGCCGTCAACATCTGGATCAGCGTCGTCCTCATCGCGGTAAATCACTTTCCACTCGAGGCTGTTCTTTTCCAGCCACGCGTCGAACTCAATGGGCGAAATGGATTCGCGGCCATCACAAAATTCATCGTAAAGCGGGTGGGTCCAGTAGCCATACTGGTTACGTTCGACGGGTAGGGCTTTAAATTCTGTTGTCATTGTTCTGCTCCGAAGCGGCGATTAAGCCGCCCTGTGTAAACGACGAACTCCAGGAGGCTAACTCCAAGAGCTTCAATTTTCTTGTGATGCTTGTTGATGATGGGAGGCACCGTTTCGTTCCAGTTAGGCTTTGGCTTCTTGCGCATGGCCTGCTGTATTTCCTCGGTGCAGCGGCGACAGGCGGAGCGGATGGCGTTGTCTGTTTCTGGCGTCATGACACCTCCAAATAGGCCCGGATGAATTCAGCCGCAGCCTGTGCGTTTATGGCGTTACCGTAGCCCTTAAGTCGGCCTGTGCGGTTGCGTCCAGCCATTGCTCGTAATGAGGACTTTCCGTGTCCCAGGCTTTTGGCAAACCTTGCAACCAGCGGGAATGTGCCGGGTTCAACTGGAC